TAGAAATATCAAATGACAGAGTTGCAATGTTTGAAGCTCTTAAGCATTTAATAGTTGGTGGTAACGTCCTTCTTTACTTAACTGACAATGGATTAAAGGTCTTTCATCTAAATAGATATGTCTGTAAGCGTGATGATATAGGAAATATTTTAGAGATCATTACTAAAGAAACAGTTCATCCTCAAGCATTACCAGAAGACTTCTTGGAGATGATCAAGAAGAAAGAAAACTATGATGCAGAAGATTTTGATGAAGACTTAGACATCTATACACATATCAAAAGATATGGTGATGAGTTCAAATGGTTCCAAGAATGTAAAGGAGAAAAGATTCCTGGTACAGATGGTAATTCTAAATTTGATACCTCACCTTGGATCTGTTTGAGATGGACAAGGATTGATGGTGAAGATTATGGAAGAGGTTATGTCGAAGAATATCAAGGAGATTTGATTAGTCTTGAAGCTTTAATGCAAGCCATCATTGAAGGTGCTGCTGCTAGTGCTAAGACAATATTCCTCGTTAATCCTAATGGTGTTACCAGAGCTGCAACTTTAGCAAAGGCTCCTAATGGTGCTATTCGTGAAGGTTCTGCTCAAGATGTTTCTGTTCTTCAAGTTAATAAAGGAGCTGACTTCCAAGTTTCTTTCTCTGCTATTCAACGTATTGAGTCAAGACTTGAATATGCCTTCCTTATGTCTAGGTCAATTCAAAGAGATGCTGAAAGAGTAACAGCTGCAGAAGTATCAATAATGGCTAATGAATTAGAGAATAGTCTTGGTGGTATTTATTCAATACTGACTCAAGAATTTCAGCTTCCTTATTTAAAGAGAAGGATGCACATGTTAGTCAGATCAGGTAAAGCTCCTAAGCTTCCAGAGAAAATAGTTAAGCCTAAGATTGTTACTGGTCTACAAGGATTAGGTAGAGGAAATGATAGAGCTAAGTTAGTAGAGTTTATTGGTACTGTCTCTCAAGCATTAGGACCAGATGTGATGCGTCAGTTTATGAATTTAGATGAGGCAATAAAACGTTTAGCTAACAGCATTGGTATTGATACAGCCAACCTTGTTAAATCACAAGAAGANATACAAGCAGAAATGCAAGCACAACAACAGCAGCAACTTATTCAACATCTTGGGCCAGCTGCTTTGGGGTCTCCTTTAATGGATCCTCAGAAAAACGCTCAAGCTCAACAACTCACAGAGGAAACTAATGCCAACCAAGAAACAGCCTGAAGCTACAACTGAAGCTCAAGTTGAAATCCCTAAAGTAACAGAACCAAAGAAAAAGCCTGAAGTTAAGCTAAAGGCAAATGAAAAAGTTACTAAAAACGGTAACACCATCACTACTTCATAAAGGAGATTACAAATGGCCCAATCACAAGTTGCAGTATCAGAAACTCCTCCAATGACTACGGAGGATTTAGCTAATTTAGAAAAAGATGAAAATGGTTTAATCCTTGGTAAGTTTAAATCAGTAGAAGATCTTGCTAATTCTTATAAAGAACTACAAGGTAAGTTAGGTCAAACAACTAATGAAGAACCAGCTGCTGAATCAACTACTGAATCGAATCAAGAAGAGACTAAAGCAGATGATACACCTAAACCCGAAACTGACTTTGATGCTGCTGAAGTCTATGGTGAAGGTTTAGCTAATACTCTTCAAGAAGCTGGTATAGATGCACAAGATATTTCTACTAGATTTAATGAGTCTGGTGAAATATCAGAAGAAGACTATTCCAAATTAAAAGAAGTTGGTTTCTCTAAAGGTGTAGTTGATTCTTACCTTGCTGGTATTAAAGCTCAATCTTCTAATGCTGCTGAAGTAGCTGATAGTCAAATTAAAGCTATTCAAGATTCAGTAGGTGGAGCAGAACAATATGGAAAACTAACAGCTTGGGCTGTAGAAAATCTTCCATCTGATCAAGTAGAAGCCTTTAATGCTTTAACTGAAACAGGTAATGCAGCTTCTATTCAACTTGCCGTTAACGGTATTCAATCTCAATACAACAATGCTATGGGTAAAGAACCTTCTCTAGTTACAGGTAAAGCTGGACAAAGTGCTGTATCTCCTTATAGATCAACAGCTGAAGTAGTTACTGCTATGAAAGATCCTAGATATGGAAAGGATGTTTCTTATACAGAGAATGTTCAAAGACGTTTAGCAGACTCAAGTGTATTTAACGTAAAAGGATAATTTGCCTATGGATTTTAGTGATCCTTCTTTGCAGTCTCTGTTATGGGGGCTGCTTTTTTTATGCTCTGAAATAGTGGCTTTGTCACCTTTAAAGAGTAATGGTCTGGTTCAGTTTGTTTTAAATATCATCAAACTAATGAAAGTTAGTGGTGTTGGTAAATCTAAATAACTGTTATTATTCAAATACTTCTAGGTTTTCNNAATATTAAGTTGCCCCTTGCGAGGGATAACACCTTGAGAAAAGATTCGCCCAGGAAGTATCAAACCCTTTTTTAATCTTNACTCTCAAGGAGTACCCATGACTAACGCAACAGCGTCAAGGTTGGGTCTGGTTAACAATACGGGAACTAGCTACGAAGCTTTATTTCTTAAAGTTTTTAGTGGTGAAGTGCTTACTGCGTTCTCTGAAAACAATGTTTTCTCAGACGCATTACAAACTGTAAGAACTATTTCTTCCGGTAAGGCTGCACAATTCCCTGTTACAGGCACAGCATCAGCTGCTTATCATACACCTGGCAATTTATTGACTGGAGGAGCAATCCTTCACAATGAGAAAGTTATCAACATTGATGATCTTCTTATTGCTCANACATTCGTCGCCAACATTGACGAATTAATGAATCATTATGATGTCAGAAGTATTTATGCCTCTGAATTAGGAAAAGCTTTAGCGAAACGGTATGACCAGAACGTTGCAAAAGTAATTGCAAATGCTTCTAGAGCTTCTACTACTTTGACAGGTGGTAGNGGTGGTACTGTTCTAACTCTTGCTAACGGTAATACTGCNTCTGCAAACGTTNNTGGTGATGAGTTAGCAGCTGCTATCTACGATATCGCTCAAGCATTTGATGAGCGTGACATTCCTAAAACAGATAGATTCGTAGTTCTTCCTCCAGCGGAATACTACAAATTACCTGAATCAGCTACTAGAACTATTAGTACTGACTACAACCCAGGTGGTAACGGATCTTATGGTTCAGGAAATGTTGCACAAGTTGCAGGAATCCCTGTAATCATGAGCAACAACATTTCACAGGAGAANAAGCCTCCAGGTGGANCTGATGCTAATGAATTAGGTGGTTCTAATAACACCTATGCTGGTGATGACAGTAAGACTATCGGTCTTGTCTTCCATAAATCAGCTGTTGGAACAGTTAAGTTGCTTGATCTTCAAACTGAAATGTCTGGTCAGGACTACGGTGTGATGTATCAAGGTACATTGATGGTTGCTAAGTATGCTCTAGGTCACGGAATCCTTCGTCCTGAAGCTGCTGCTACTATCAAGCTTTCTGCTTCATAGTCAATTACAGAAGGGTACTCATATAATGTGGGTACTCTTCTTTTTTTCTTTTATGGCTTACGGTAAGAAAAAAGTAAAAACAAAAGGAACTAAGAAAAAATGACAACAGCTGTAGCTACAACTGAACTAGAAGCCGTTAACGTCATGTTGGCTGCTATTGGTGAATCTCCTATTAACTCTTTAACTGGTACTTTGCCTGTTGATGCAAGACTAGGACAAAGTACGTTAAAAGAAATCAATAAAGAAATTCAATCAGAAGGATGGCATTTCAATACAGAAATTGATGTCACTCTTCCTATTGATGGATCAAAGAATATTAATCTGGCTACTAATGTTTTAAGAGCTGACCCTAATCAATATGACCATCCAGATATAGATGCAGTACAAATTGGTCTGAAACTATATAACCGTAAGAAACAAACCTTTGAATTTGATGATGAATTAAAATGTACTGTTGTTTATTTTAGAGAGTTTACAGAGATACCAGAAACAGCAAGAAGATACATCATGGTAAAAGCTGCAAGAGTCTTTGTAGATAGGCTTGTTGGTGATGATGGATTAAGAACGTTTACCCAACAAGATGAAATAAAAGCAAGAGCAATATTAATGGAAACTGATCTAAGTAATGCTGACCATAATATGCTTACAGGAGATCCAACTATTAGTGGTGTATTTGGTACTTACCTTCCTTCTAACGCTTTAATCAGGTAACTATGTCTATTGTTTCAAGAAATATTCCTACTCTTTTAAGAGGAGTATCACAAGCTTCTGATGCAACGAAACAACCAGACCATGCAGATATACAGGAAAATGCAGATAGCTCACCAGTACAAGGATTACAAAAGAGAGGAGGACTTCAATATCTAGCAACGTTATCTAATTTTCCTACTGATTCTAATGTCCATGTTCATACGATAAATAGAGATTTA